GAACCTTTTCGCCACTAGCAGTAGCGGCAACACTCCCTCTTAAGATAGCCGCTCAAAGAGCAGGCGGAACTGATTATGGCGACATTGCAACGGATCCTACGAATTGGATGGGACCGGCATTTGCAGCCAGTGGAGCTGAGTGGGCAACTCGAGGAATGAAGAGTAGCCCTCGACTCGCTAATGCAATAAGATTAGGATTTAGTCCAAGAACATTACAAGTATTCGCAAGAAGATTTGGCTTACCAGGACTGGCAGTAAGTGCCGGAATCTGGGGCTATGACAAATGGAAAAACAGATCAATCAATGACGAAGATTAAAAGATTGACTTTAACGGTTCCTCCTTTAAGAGGACCATGTCCACAAGGGTTGAATGTCCCTTTAAAACAAGTTAAAACTGTGTTAAAATCGGAGAATACCAATGGCAGACAAAGACAATATCGACAAGGCTCTACCGAATGTAGATCCAGAAGTCGTATTACCTAAAGAGGAAATCGTTGTAACGGAAGAAGATAAACTAGCGGAAGTAACACCCGATGGTGCTGAAGTTATAATGGATGAAGAAGGCGGAGCGGAAGTTAATTTCGATCCGATGGCCGATCAACAGGTTACTCAAAATCATTTTGAGAATATCGCTGAATTACTTGAGCAAAATGTCTTAGGCCGAATCGGCTCCGATTTAAATGAAAATTACATGCAATATAAAACTTCCCGTAAAGATTGGGAAGATACCTATATTAAAGGTTTAGATTTATTAGGATTTAAATATGTCCAAAGATCACAGCCTTTTCAAGGAGCTTCAGGTGCAACGCACCCAGTTCTTGCAGAAGCTGTAACACAATTTCAAGCAACCGCTTATAAAGAATTATTGCCTGCATCAGGCCCAGTTAGAACTCAAATACTAGGAGCTCCTACTAGAGACAAAGAGGATCAATCCCAAAGAGTTAAAGATTACATGAATTATCAAATAATGAATGAAATGCCTGAGTATGAAGCAGAATTTGATCAAATGTTATTTTATTTACCACTCGCAGGATCAGCATTTAAAAAAGTTTATTATGATGACATTAAGCAAAGAGCCGTATCCAAGTTTGTTCCTGCTGATGATTTAGTCGTGCCGTATACGGCAACTTCTTTAGACGATTGCGAATCGCTTATTCATATGGTTCGTATGACTGAAAATGATTTAAGAAAACAACAGGTTGGTGGTTTTTATAGAGACTTAGAATTGAATCCTTCTTACATACAAGAAACCGATGCACAGAAAAAAGAAAGAGAACTTGAAGGTGCAACCAAAGGTCGAGACGATCGTATGTTTACGATTTTTGAATGCCATGTCAATTTAGATTTAGAAGGCTTTGAAGACCAAGGACAAGATGGGCAACCTACAGGAATTAAATTACCATACATTGTAACGTTAGAAGATGGCACAAGAAAAGTATTATCCATTCGTAGAAACTATGAAATGAACGATCCTAAAAAAGATAAAATTGAATATTTTGTTCATTTTAAATTTTTACCAGGATTAGGTTTTTATGGTTTTGGTTTAATTCACATGATTGGTGGATTATCAAGAACAGCAACCGCTGCACTTAGACAACTGTTAGATGCAGGAACTTTATCGAATTTACCCGCAGGATTTAAAATGCGTGGTATTAAAATGAGAGACGAAGCACAAGCTATACAACCCGGAGAATTTAGAGACGTGGATGCACCAGGAGGTAATCTAAGAGATGCCTTTATGACACTTCCATTTAAAGAACCATCTCAAACACTATTACAACTTATGGGGGTCGTAGTTTCTGCAGGACAAAGATTCGCTTCCATAGCGGACCTGCAAGTAGGCGATGGGAATCAACAAGCAGCAGTGGGTACGACCGTAGCTATGTTGGAGAGAGGCTCAAGAGTTATGTCGGCTATTCATAAAAGATTATATGCTGCCATGAGACAAGAATTTACTCTTCTAGCAAGAGTTTTTAAACTTTATCTACCACCCGTATATCCATACGATGTTGTCGGAGGACAAAAACAAATTATGAAAATGGACTTTGATGACAGAGTAGATATTCTGCCAGTTGCGGATCCTAATATCTTTTCACAGACACAGCGTATCTCCCTTGCGCAAACGGAACTGCAATTGGCGGCCTCAAATCCAAAAATGCACAATCAGTACGAAGTGTATCGAAATATGTATGAGGCTTTAGGGGTTAAGGATATTGATTTAATTTTAAAACCAAAACCTAAAATGATACCTAAAGATCCAGCGCTCGAGCATATTGATGCTTTAGCAGCACAACCTTTTAGAGCGTATCCAGGCCAAGACCATCAAGCCCATATTACTGCTCACTTGAATTTTATCGCAACGAACATGGTGCGAAATAATCCGATGGTGATGGGTGCCATTGAAAAGAATTGCCTGGAGCACATTAGCTTAATGGCTCAAGAACAAATTGAATTAGAATTTAGAGAAGAAATGCAACAATTGCAGCAGCAACAAATGATGGTGCAACAGTTGGCTCAACAAAACCCACAAGCGGCTCAGCAAGCACAAATGCAGATGCAGCAAATGCAACAGAAGATTGATGCAAGAAAAGCAGTCTTAATTGCAGAAATGATGGAAGACTTTATGAAGGAAGAAAAGAAAATCACTTCTCAATTCGATCATGATCCAATTGCTAAACTAAGATCAAGAGAACTAGATATTAGAGCGATGGATAATGAAGCGAAGAGAAAAGCAGCTCAGGAAAAACTTAATATGGATAATATGAAGGTGATGATGAATCAGGACATTCAAGAAACTAAAATCGACCAGAACGAAGAACTGGCTGAACTTAGGGCTGATACATCCATTGAAAAACAAGAAATGGCGAACGAAAACAGGATTAAAATTGCTAAAATGAGACCCAAAGGCAATGGAAAATCTAGGTAAAAAGGAGGCATAATGGCTTGGAATTATTTAAAGCAGAAACCTGTATCTACACCGGATGCAAATAAGAATAACAAACCGGTAAAAACAAGCGGAGACAAAAAAGATACAAACTCCGTTACAGGAACTAGAGCTGCTCGATCCCAGAAACCCGTAACTTGGACATAGTATGTGGTTTGGATTAGCAAAGATGGCGCTTCAGGCGGGGGGTAAGATATACTCTAACCGTCAGAAGACAAAAATGGCAATGTCGGATGCACAATTGTTGCATGCAGAGCGTATGGCTCGTGGTGAGGAAACTTACCAGGGAAAATTGCTAGAATCCCGGCAAAACGATTATAAGGACGAGGTCGTTCTTGCGATTTTAACTTTGCCCATTTTGGTGCTGGCCTGGGGGGTATGGTCAGACGATCCGGCGGCCATGGAGAAGATAAAAATGTTCTTTGAGCATTTCTCGGCACTTCCGAGCTGGTTCACAAATTTATGGATCCTTGTATGCGCGAGTATTTTTGGTATAAAGGGAACACAAATATTTAGAAATGGAAAGGGTAAAAAATAATGGGATGGTTTTCATTAGGTAAAAAAGTTGCATCTACAATTACAAAGATTAAACCTTCAGTTTCAGGAACTGGAACAAAAGAAGTAGTTGAGCATTTTAAAAAAACTGTCACAGGATTAAAGCCTGGAGACAAAGCAAGCATATACAAATCAACTGTCGCTCCTTATGTAAAAAAATGGAGTGGTAAGAAAAAAGACATAATTACAAAAAAACAAAAAAAAATTCAAAAAAGAAACGAAGAATCTAAAAAATTATTCAAAAAACCTAAATAATGGTAAACCCAAGATATAGACCCACTATTGCTAATTCTAGAAAATCTGTTGGACAGAAAAAAGAAGTAATATTAAGCGAAACAAAAAAAGATTTTGTATTTCCTCCAAAGGAAAAATATATTGGATCACATATTAAAAGTGATTTAGCAGGGGAACCTGTTTCAAATGAAAGTTATGAGAAGTATTATAAAGATTTAATATGAGTTTAGAAAACATAATCTATAAACTTCAAAGAAATTTAGATAAAAGAATACACCAATTAGCAATCTCGGTAACGTCCGGAGGGGTTGACAGTATGGAAACATACAAGTATATAATAGGACAAATAAATGCCTTAGAGGCAACTAAACAGGAAATCTCTAACCTGCTTAATGAGAAGGAGCAAAATGAAGGAACAATCGTCGATATCAACACAAAAAATCCAATTACCAAATAAGGATTTAGTCGGTTTAAAGAGATCAGAAGAACAAAAAGAAGTCACAAAAGAAAAAACAAAATTACCTAAACCTACTGGTTGGAGAATGCTAGTTTTACCATTTAGAATGGATGAAAAAACTAAAGGCGGAATCTTACTAGGAGGCGAAACTATAGACCGACAACAGGTTGCATCGCAGTGCGGAAGTGTACTTGCAATGGGAGACGCTTGTTATAGGGATAAAGAGAGATATCCAAACGGTCCGTGGTGCGCGGTTGGTGATTGGGTGGTCTTTGCACGTTATGCAGGATCACGTATAGAAATTGAAGGTGGAGAAGTTCGTCTTTTAAATGAAGATGAAATTTTAGCAACGGTTCAGGATCCAACAGATATCCTGCACAAATATTAACATAGGAAGGAACTATGCCAGAAGAAGAAAAAGTAAAGAAAAGTGAAATAGCGGTCGATATAGATACATCAGGACCAGAAGTTGATGTAGCTGTAGAAGAACCGAAAGAAG